AGAGAATTCTAAGTGGGGAAGCAAGTCAAGATGATTTATTTGCAGTATTACCATTACCTGGAGGAATTACAGGAATAAAGGGGGCAATAGCTGCAACAGGTTTAGCAAGATCCGCAAAAGTTGCAGCAAGATCCGCAAAAGTTGCAGGAGCAAAGGGGGCAATAGCTACAACAGGTTTAGCAAGACCCGCAAAAAAAGCAGCACAAGCAATAAAACCAGGACAGAGTTTAATTAAGAATTTCATAGATGTTGATACTCCAGCATTTAGGAAAGAGTTTGGATTAACAAATGAACAAACAAGAGCATTAACAAAACAACTAGGGAATAGGAGAGTTAATGAGGTTGCAGACTTTCTAACCAAAGGAGCAAACCCACAAAAGACAATAGGGAAAAGAATAGGTGATACTCTGAAAGCAAATAAAGGAACAATCGGATTAGCTGTGGGAGTTAGTGGAACCATGACATGGTTAGCATCAGATAATATTATTGGTGGAGTTACAATATTCTCAAATACAATAAGGGATGCAGTAACCTTTGGACAAATGTCTCCAGAGGAAGGATTAGCATCATTAGATTCAGCACAAGAATTTATAAACGATGCAAAAACTTTTATCAATGTTAATACTGCCTTGAATCCAGTATTATGGCCTTCAAGAAATCTAGCACTAACAAACACAGAAGTCGCACAATTACAAATAGATACAAATAAACTTTTAATGAATCAAAATGGAGGTCAAACAAATGGAAAATGAACAAACGTCGAATGAAGAAGGAGAAAAAACTCAGGGAGAAAGTAATTCAACTCAAGAGGGAGAAGGTGAAGGAAAGAAAACGTTATCAAACTTAGACAGAGCAGACTTAAACGTTGAAGCTATGAAGAGAGAGAATGATAGAAAAGAAGAACTAATCACTCGAGAAGAAAACTTAGCTGCGAGAAAGATGGTCGGTGGAGAAGCAGAAGCTGGAAGCCCATCAAACGAACCTAAGAAAGAAACTAACTCTGAGTATGCTGAGAGAATCCAATCTGGAGGAGAATATGGAAAATAAAGAAACTAAAATCCCAAAAGATTTAGGGATAAAGATTGGAACACCTTTAGAAGTTCTATGGACTAATGTTAAAAAGCAAACTGAAAGCTTAATCGAAAAGATTGAGAATGATTTAATAATCAATAAAGAGTTATTGAAAGTTGCTAAAGACAAAATTCTACTAGAGCAAAGGAAATAACAAAGGTTTAAATATATCAATGCTTAGTGGTAACCATGGCAAACGAAACTACTCTAATGGTTGAGACTGAATTACCTATCAATTTTAAATGTGCTGATGGAGCTGGTATTGCAAAAGGTGCTATTCTTAAACTAACTGAATCAATGACTGCTATAATTACAAGCGGACAAAATGATAAAGTTGCTGGAATCGCAGCAGAAGAGAAGATTGCAAACGATGGTAAAGTTACTATTAAAGTTTATATGGGTGGAATATTCAAAGGTGTTGCTGGAGCAGCAGTTAATGTTGGAGCTGCATTAATGACTGATGCAACTGCTAATAAGATTGAAACTGCAACTACTGGAACTGGAGCAAGTGGAATAGGATATGCTTTAGAAGCACCAAGTGGTGATGGGCAGACTTTTATGTTTAGATTACAAATTGGAGGTTCAGTTTCTTAAATGGCAGACACAGCTGGTGAAGCAGATATTAGAGGAATTGACATCGACAAGTTAGCAAAGGGTTTTGCAGATTTAGAACCTAATGTGATTAAGAGTTTTGTAAGTTCAACTCCAACTAAAGCAAGGGAAATGAGATGGTTTCAAAAGACTTCTGGATTTATCGACACAGCTACAACTGACGACACAGCTGGTTCTTTAATCTCAAACACTTCTGGCGGAAGACCTTTTGTTGCAGAGCAAAGTTGGACTAGAAATACATCTTACGTTAAAGAGTTCTTTGTTGAATCTCCAATGTTGTCTAACTCTGATTTGAAAGATAATGATGTAGACTTATTGACTACAACTATCAGAGACTTAGTTCGTTCTGTTCAAAGAAAAGTAGGATTGAGAATGTTTGAAATCTTATTTAATTGTTCAGCCGCTACTCCAACACAACCACTAACAGGAACTACAACTGTTCAAACAACAGCTTCTACTGATGGATGGGATATAGTCGCAAATGCAAATCCAATCCTAGATATTCTTAACGGGCAAATGAAAATAAGACAGCAAGGTTATGATGCTGGTAAAGCAATAATCGCTATGAACTCAATAGAGCATAAGTTCTTAATCAGTTATTTAATAAATACTAAAGGTTCAAGTATCCCTAGTTTCTCAACTGAGAAATTAAGAAGTGGTGTAGTTATGGAAATATTAGGAAACAGCGTTATAGTAGATGAAATATTTACAACTGATTGGGTTTACCAATGGGTGCCAAATAGGGCCGCTACATGGAGAAGTTTTACTCCTCTAACATCTGCTAAGATAGTAGAACCTCTAATCGGCGCAAAGATTAGAGTTAAAGAAGAAGGAGAGCTTATTCTACACGACCCAAACGCAGTCCATGTTATTTCTGATACAATAGGATAAAATGACAAAACAAAATAGAGAAACTGCATACAAACATTTTAGAGATTTAGAAACTAATTACACAGCGTTATCACATTTAGATAAAGGTATGACTTCAACTGTTAATTTAAGAGCAAGAGCTAAAGCTAATGCTGAAGCTTTGTTATTAAGAAATCCAGAACTCGCGCAACTTAACGAAAAAGATAATAAAACTCCAATTACAAAAGAAAATCAATCGCCCAAAACTGATTCTAAGGAGAAAGTTAAAGATGTCAGTAGATAATTTAAAGAACTTAAATCAGACTAAGTTCGCAGTTACTAATTTTACAGAAGACTATACTTTAGATTGTAATGCAGAGGCAGGCGCTACAGCTTTGGCTGATGTTGTAGGAACTTTAATTAGAGACCTAATTGCTAAAGGAATTATCAATCCAGCGGGAACGGTGGCATAATGGCAGCTGGAGATATTAAAACTGTTGTAGCAGATAGGTTTGAACACAAACCCGCAGTTGTTCTTGATAGTGCTGATGATTATGTTTTAGCTGATGCTCATGCTGTTGCAAGAGTTGCAGCAGGAGATACTGTTGGAACTTATAGCGCATGGGTAATGGTTGATAAATTAGCAGGAGTTGATACAATATTAAGTGTAGGAGATAATAATTCTACAACAGAAGGTTTAGTTTTTAATATTGATACAAATGGAAAATTAAGAGCCATCTTAGAGTTTGGTGCAGCAGAACAATGGGATATCGCAGAAACAGGACAATCAATTAAACCAAATGTATGGACTCATGTTACTTTGGTTCAAAATGGAACACCTCAAATGTATATTAATGGAAAAAAGATTGTAATAACAGCTTCAACAACCACAGCTTTATCTGCATGGTATAACATTTTAGCTAACTGTGATAAATTTGCAATTGGAGTTGAAGAAACAAATGCAACACACATAAACGATTATGGGGGAGCAATAGGAGAAGTAAAATATTGGAATAAAGCTTTAACTGCAGATGAAGTATACTCTGCATATCAAGGAAATGTTTTAAGTGATGATGGAACTTATTTACAATTAGATATTAACATGGATGGAGATGTTACAGATGCAGGACTTGGAGCTGATGATGGAACTCTTGTAGGTAACGCATATCTTGACCCAGAATTTGCACAATTAACTTCTAAACTAAGAGTAATGGGCCCAGTAGTTGCTGATGATTTCTCAATAGCAGCAACACAAGGAAGCATACACGCAGCAGTTATTAAAGCAGCGTAAAATATATTAAGTCCTATTGGTAAGTAATTCTATGGCAAATACTATAAGCGAGAAAGAACTAAAAACTAATTGGCCTAATGAGGAAGGTTTAACTGCAAGAACACAGAAACAAACTGGCAGACAAATGAACCTTCTACCCGAGGGATTGAATGGGATTAAGACTGTTATTCTGGAAAGAGATAAGGAGTTAATGTAATGGCAAGACCACCAAGTGCTGATAGTATTATTAGAAATGCTAAACAAGCTGAGCGTAAGATTGAAACTCATGCAAATATTGCGAGTGGGATGATTCTACCAAATAATTCTGGTGACCACACTAAAGGGATTAAGAGAGATGTGCCAATCAATGATTATGATTTAGTTAACAAAAAATATGTTGATGATGAAATAGGCTCAGACCATCCACATCAAGATGTTCAAACAACTGCTTCTCCAACATTTGTGAAGATTGATGGAGGAGAAGGGTATTTTTATGATGGAACTAACAGTGTTGGTTTAACAGATAGCACTAACGCAATAACTTCTTACGGAGATGTTGTGTTTAATAATGGAGATATTAAACAACCATCAGATACTTCAAGACATTATTTTGGTTTAAGTGATGATGCTTATATAGAATTTGATGGAAGCAAAATGAATATAATTGCTAACGCAGTTACTGCTACAGATGATATGTATTTACAAGCAGATGGTCATTATTTTACTACAACTGCTAATACAGATATTTTCTTATGGTTTGTTGGAACCTCACATACTGGTTTAATGAAATGGGATGAAAGTGCAGACACATTTCAATTTAATGATAAGGTTAGATTAGTTAGCGATTTATGGACTCAAGGTAATGCTGGTTTTGGAAGAGCTGTTAATTCTAATCGTAGAGTATCTATTCAACATAATACTGCAGTAACTGGTTCAACACAAATAGCTACAAATTCACAAATAGTTTATGGAGCAGGTAGTGCTTCTAATTCTGCTGTGGCTCATTATGCTTTATTTTCAGATTTTTCAACAAGTGCTACATATTCAGGAAATATGACTAATAACGTTTATGGATATTCAGGTGTTTTAAATCATTATGGAAGTGGAGATTTAGCAAAAGCAAAAGGTATGAGTTTTCAAATTAACAACAGAAATACAGGGAATTTAGCAAGTCCTCAAACTATGGTAATAAAAGCAACTTCAAATTTAGGAGCTGGTTCAGTAACCGGTAGTCCAGTAGGTTTATATTTAGAAGAACAAACATTAGGGACAACTCCATGGCAAGTTTATTCTGTTGCTGGAAATTGGAATTTAGGAACTGGAAATTTAGAAACTACTGGAAGAATATCAACAGGACAATCAACTTTTTCAACAACAGGACCAACAGATAATGTGGATGTTTCAGGGATTAATTCTTTACTGATTGACGCTTCAAGTAACACCGTAACCATTGGAGGTTTTACTGGTGGAGTAGCTGGACAAATTTTACATATTGTATTAATCGATTCAACTAACCATTTAATATTAGAGAATGAAGAAGGAAGCGCGTATCAAGATTTAATTATGCATCAGGGAACTGATGAAGAAATTGACAAGGGTGGAGTAACTATGGTTTGTGATGGAACAGATTGGTTTGATTGTTCACACGCATAAATTTATAAAACTAAAAATAATCCCACCCCCACGATTAAAAACGTTCTTTCCTTTGGGAAGTTTTTACTCGCCCCCCCTATGTCATATATTACGCATGAGCTAGTGTTCCATAAAAAATGAGAGAGTTACAGCGTCGGTGTTAAAGGTTATAGTCTATCACCGATATGTTTATATAGTTGTTGTTGTTGTTAATACTATGAAAACAAAAACAAGTGAAATTAAATGCAAAAAATGCAAGCACAAATGGATAACTAAAAGCAAACTAGGAATTCTTATTTGTGCTAGTTGTGGGAGTAAAGTTAAAAATGAAAATAATTAAAATAAAAGAACATGGAATAGAAGTTATGAGAACTAATGAAGAAATATCTTATAAAAACTTTAAACTAAAAGGTTGGAAACAAATTGAAGCTTATCAATTAGTTTATGTTTTAGGGGATAAATATAGAAAAAGATTTTTAAAAGAATTAGATGGAAAATGGAATTGGTTTTGGGTTAAAAAAAGAAAACAAGATAAGTTTTACTCTGCTCTTTCCGAGGGCGGTGGTGGGTTGCATGTCGATGGCGACCTCTTCGGTGTTGGCGACTGGTACCATGCTTTCGGGGTATTTTATAGGAGGAAAAACAATGAACACAATAAAATTTCACAGTTGGGAAGGGCATAAATGTATTTTAGTTGAAGATGTCTTAGCGTTGATTGATGAAATAACACCTGTACATATAAGGATGGGTAGTAATACCACAGCAATTAGAGAA